ACAAGAGTTTGCACTGTAGTAGGCATTTAAATCACCTCGTAATAAATGAAATATATCGTATCGAAACGACAATTGTGTACCAAGCATCTATAACGCTTGCTGCTTGGCGGCTTACTGAGCGTATTGTCGCAGATTGTCCAGAATATGCAACGCTACTCCCAATGGGGTAATGCGCCATAATTTCCTCAGCTTTCGCCTTTGGAGTGATAGCCCCGCCATCAATTGGGTAGCGCAGTATAACCCTAAAGATTCCACTCGTTTCGTTCATATCTGAAAGAGACAGAGAATCTATAGGATTTGGTAAACTTATAAGCTCTGCATACGCTGTACCCGATACAGGTGTGTAAGGCATATTTTCATAATTTATAGGTAGCCCAAAAGAACCATTATTAAAAGACTGCACGAATGCTTGGTCTATTTTTATGCTCATTTGTTCTTCCTGATAATCGTTTCTAGTCTAGCGATATTCTTAGCAACCATTCCGTCACGCTGCTCCCAGATACCAACATAAGGGACATTGTTAGTTAGGTAGGTAGTTTCACCTGCCCCGCCAACTTTCCTTCCCATAGCGTTAATAGTTTTAGTGCCAGACTTATCCGTAGTATCTAATACTGTGCCAGTAGACATACCTACCGTAGTTTGCCAGTTACCCTTCATGCGACCAGTGTCAGTTCTAGTGTCTTGAATAACGCCACTAAACAATTCAATCTTTACTGCACGGACAAACTCATCCAGTGTAGATTCTGCGCGTTTAACTATGTCGTTGGGGTTATTAATCTTCATTATCTTCTAGCTTGTACAAAGTAAACCAACGGTATACCCGCAGGATTTGACTCTCTGATAGATACAATTGACCAATTCTCGCCGCCAATAGTTATCGTATCAGTAGAAACAGGCTCAATAGTGTTATCTAAAATAATCATACGGTCACTGCTTAATATTCTAGCACCATCTACAAGCTCGTCAGCGTACTTCTGAACGATTGTATTCGGAGTATATATAACCGTAGTGCCTGCAGTCGGAACGCCTGTAACGGGGTCTATAGAGCCTCCTGTGGTGCGTTTAATCTCACCTACAGCGCCAAACTTTGTAATCAGCTTAGAAGCAGTAGCCGCAATGCTGTTATAAAACGCTTCACTCATTAGCCCATCACCAACGGTACACCAAGACCGCCACGAACCATAAGAGCAGCGAGTAATGATTGACTGCGTGAATGTCTAGCGATTCTTTGGCTATCAGCTATAGCATATTCAACTTTTACTGCGCCTTTTACCTCTTCGCTCTTTACGCCTACTGCGCCAGACTGCGAAAGGTTATATAAGTCTTCGCCCGCTTGTATGTCTAGCGCGAGAGACATCTGGCAGTTCTTTACCAGTGTAGGTATTTCGTTATTCTGCCAACTGAAGTTATCTAAGTCGGTCAGATTGTTTCGTGGATAAGATAGAGGCTGATAACGCTCTACCATGTCACCCATTAACTGCGATTCTTTACTAGCGATATATTGGGCAGCTTTGATTAGCTGTACTTTGAAAGCATTGGTATCTTCAACCGTAACGCCAAAGCCTTCAGCGTAGGCTGTATATTCAGCTATAGTCACATAGGTGTTAGCACCAGTGATAATAGAGCCATTTTCAACAATCAAGGTAGCCATTTAATATCCCTACTTGCCTTTCGGCTTCTTTTTCTTGCCTTTGTTATACATAAAATCACCACTTAACTTTATTTGCCCAATACGCACCGCTCATCTTACCCTTCTTTATGTTTTCAGCGTGTCTTGCCTGAAAAGAGTTCCTACGAGCAGTGTCAGCTTTACTTTCGTTAGCGCGTTTAGGTGAACCTGAAACTCCCTGCTGTCCGAAGCGAATCGTTTTTATTTCATCGCCTTCTTTAGCGACAACAACATGAGATTTGGTCGGATGGTTAGGAGTGCGCTTTGGTTGGTTGTACTTATCCAAACCTAAACGAGTAAGTCTTGAATCTTTAGCCATGATAACCCCAGAAAGGGAAAAGGGGCGACCGAAGCCACCCCATTCCGTTTAGCCGAGAAGTACAGCAGCGAACTCAGGCTTCCATACTTTGTAGCCGTACAAGCAAGACACATCAAACATAGCCTTGTTGTAGCCCTTATAGGCAGCTACTTCAAATACCAGACCGCTCACTGGGTCTTGTACTGTTAGACGGTCAACCGCAGCGTCACCGCCTGCAGGCTGTGCCATTGGACGCATACCTACTTCAACAGCAGCTTTATGGAAAGCTATGTTACCAGTATGAGTTCCACCAAGAGTAACAGCTGCGTTATTAGCAGGTGCTTTCTTGAGACCAGGAGCAGCGATAGTTACATTACCACCTGCGAGAGCGCCAGTTACGAGATACTTGTTAGTATCACCTGCGATAACAATTAAGTTACCTGCTAGGATTGTGCCTGTGCCTGTATCTACTGGAATAACAGTCTCGCCAACAGCAGGAGTGCCGTTGATTAGATAGTTCGCACCAGTTCCCGCAGTATTTGTAGCAATACCCGCAGACTCTTTAATCATCAAGCCTTGGAGGTCAAGCAAAGTGCCTTGACGCAGCAGGTCACTAGAACCCGCAGTATTGACTGATTGCAGTGAAGCAAGCTGACGCAAGTTAGTACCTGCGAGGCTGTTCATTACAATACTAGCCATACCGTCATTAGAAGGCATACCGTTATCTACGAGAATCTGACGAATCTCAGCAACATCACCAAAGTTAGCAGAGAAAGGAGTTGTACCCGCAGTACCAAAAGCGCGCGAAGCGTTATTAGCAACATCAGTAGCAACTTCTCCTTCAATTTGGTTAGAGATAGCACGCATAGCTTGCTGAATCTGGTCACCATAGATAGTTTCAAAGCCTGCGCCATTGTTGACGTGCTTCATGTCTTCGCCTGTCCACGGAATCTGAACAGATGCTGTAGTGCTAAGAGTCATCGTCTTATTATCTACAGTTTGGTCTGTGCCTTCAGGAATAGTCATTGAAGGTGAGACAGTACCAACAGTCGCACTTCGTGTAGCGAATGAGCGGATAGTATCGCCCTGTGCTGCTCGGTTAGTAGCGTCTGAGTTAATTGTTGCTGAAGGGATAACACCAACAAGCTCACGGCCAACAATGTCTGCCGCCTTGTAGATGTCTGCCGCTAAGTCAGTAAGAACATTAGCCATGAGAGATTACCTTTAATCATCTTTAAGTTTACCGCCATTTTTGGCGAAATTTGCGCGTTGCGCTTGGTTCATTCGGTCAAACTCCGACCGACTTACTTCATTGACTCCAGCCCCGCTAGATTCATTGCCACCTGTACGCCCTGCGCCGTTGGCTTTTGTTCCCACAATTAACGGAGCAAAAGCTGCGCTATTCTGGAATTCTGCTTTAAGCTCATCAACTGACATAGCTGACGGCTTACCATCTTTATCGAGAACAACAGTAACAGGACTGCCTTCTCTAAATTCTGTTCTTAATCGCCTTTCTAAGTGTGGCAATAAAACATCTGCCGAACCTTGTACTGCGATTTCTGCCGCTATCTTTGTTGCCGTTTGACCACTCGTTAATTTGACAAGCGTTCCTGACAATTCGTCTAGCTCTTTCTTTAGCTCTACTTCCCTAGCATTAAACTTTTCTTGCCAAGATTTATCTAAAGCCTCTGTATCATTGCCCTTCTTTGCTGCTTCAAGTCTTGCTGCGTCTGCTTCTTCCGCTGCTTCCCGCGCTTTCTGCGATGCTGCTTTCTTTTCTCGCAACAACTCATCAACTTTATTCTTGAGGCCACTTAAATCTTCTTTCTCTGGCTCAGGAATGCCTGTAACTTTAAGCTGATACCCAGTATCTGTTTGCTCATAAAGCCCTTGTAAGGTTTCGTCAATGTTTTCTAAACTCTCTAACTGATATTCAATCATTTTATCACCCTGTGATTAAAGTAAGCCCAACTTACGATTCCGTCATTGTAACTTGCAAAACTTTTATGTCAATGCTAGTCCAATCCTGCTTTTTCAAATGCCACTGGTTCTAGCTTTTGCATTTCTTCTAAAGTTATTGGTTCAAAATTCTTACCTAGCTGTAATTTCGTAAACTTTTCAGAAGTTAAACCGCCCCTACGAAGCAACGCGCCCCTCTTTTTACCTATAGCCGAGTCTTGAAACGCAGCAGGTTGCTTCTTTAGCCAACCGTAATAGGTTTGGTCAGCAGGAACAGAAACCACTTTACCGTCTGGTCCTCGCGCACTTCTGGTAGCACCTTCACGCAAGAACGAAAACCTATCATCTAATACTGCAACTATAGTACTGCGGCAGTTTGGGTGGATTGGTGGTCGTGGCCCTTTGTCTATAGGGAATTGCTCACCATCTAAATAGCGGCATTGCGGAGAGGTTCGGCTGTCTAGTGTGCTAACCCATTTGACCGCTTTTACTATATCGGCGTTATTCTGCCAGACTTGCTCGCGTGATTGGACTGCTGCATGTTGCAGCGCAGTTCTAGTGATAGTCTTTGCTGCGTTGTTCATTTGAAACAATACGCCATCAGTAAACTGATTGGCTCTAGTTCCACGAACAGCTTGCAAAATTTGGTTAGTTGTTTGCCCTTCGTAGTATCCCGCAGAGATTGCACCGCTAACTCTATCTAGCGTTCTCTGTGTCAAACCTTTTACGAAAGGCTTTAGCATCTTACCGTTAT